AACTCATCTAATGCAGTTTTCTTTATAAAAGATACAGCGGATACAACAAATGTATCTACAAAGATACTGCTTAACAAAGACTTAATATCAAGCGGAACAATAAGAAAAGGCGACGGAATAAGGGTTTCGTACATAGATGAAAGAGACGCTTCATTCTTTGATGTAAATTGGTTTGAAGCACTAGAAGCTCTTGAGGCCGTTGAATTCCAAATCTTAGTTCCTCTCCCAACACAAACCATATCATCAATATTTAGAGCATCAGTAAGACACTGTGAAGCTATGAGCACTATAGCAAACAGAAAAGAAAGGCTTTGCTTCTTCGGAGCGCAGGAAGGAATAACTGTAAACGCTCTTGTAGGAAGAGAGGAGATTGCTATAGAAGATATTGGTGTTCTAGAGGGTGTCCAAGGTGATGACGTAGAAGAAGTTTTGAATGGAAATACTGAAGATTTAAGCAATTATAAGCTTTCAGATAACTACACTTCAAACAGAGCGGTTTACTTCTATCCAGATAGAATCGTTACTCAGGTAAACGGATCAAATCAATTTGTTCACGGATTCTATATGGCAGCGGCAGCGGCGGGCCTTACATCTGCAACACAGAATGTCGCAATACCACTTACATTTAAGGAGCTATCAGGATTCACCATAACAAGAGATAGACAATTTAAAACATTGTCACTTAATGAGCTTGGTGCAGTCGGCGCAACAGTAGTTCAGCCTGTAACTGGTGGAGGAAGAATTCTGGCAGGAAGAACATGCAGCGGATCAGGATTCGTTGAGGACGAAGAAATTTCAATCATGTTTATAAGAGACAGAGTCAAGTCTGTCCTTAGAACAAGCTTGCTAGGATTCGTTGGAACAGTGGAGGACCAAAATACACAAGGACTTATGAATGCAAGAGTAAGAACTGTATTGTCAGCATTAGTAAGCCAGGGTTTGATCACTGGATTCCAGAACGTAAGAGTTGAAAGAGACAAGGTTGATCCAAGGCAGTGGAACGTCTTCCTAAGATTTACTCCATCATATCCTTTGAACTACGTCTTTATAGATATAGAGGTTGGTATATAATAAATACTTTAAATAAATATGAAAAATATTATTTAAAGATATTGCTATGGGGTTCCTGCCCCATAGCATTTGGTATTTGTAAAATAAATACGGTTATAGAAAAATCTATTAATTTTCTATTTAAAGTAGAAGATACTTATATTTAAGGATTTATAAATGCCAGCATATCCAAAGTCAGGGTCAACCTTAGACTCAACAACCAGAACTTCTCTTTCTACTCAGATAATCGTCATGGTTAATAACGAGCCAGTTGGCGCAATACAGTCTTTCGGCATAACTCAAAACAGAGGTATAAAAGATATTACTGAAGTCGGAACTGACGGTATAATTGAGCTTGTTCCAAGCTCTGCAAACAAAGTTAGTTTAAATATAAATAGAATTTATTTTGACGGCATTTCTCTTCCAGAAGCTTTTTCTAGAGGATTTAGAAACCTACAGTCACAAAGAATTCCTTTTGATATTGTGGTAATAGATCAGACAACTGGAACAGGGGATAATGCAATTATAGAAACTTATCACAATTGCTGGTTTGAGTCACTTTCAACTACATTTACTGCACAAGATTACGTTATTGCTCAGACAGCAAACGTTAAATGCGAATATGTATCAACAATAAGAGGCGGCGAAGCGGTATCACTAAGCCAGGGCGCTGGAGGCTCCAGACAGGTTCCTGTTCAGCTTGACTCTGCCGAGCTTGCTGCCGATAGCGGAAACACAAGAGGCTCTCTAGATTACCCTGGATTGATCTCAGCCGCGTACTAAATCTATATAGATTTTTTAAAAAAATAGGGGAAAATTCTCCTATTTTTTTTTATATAAGTATAATAAATTTGAGGTTTACATGAATAACAAGAATCATAAAAATGAAAGACAAAGTGTATTTTCAAAAAATAAAAAAGAGCTGGATATACCAAGCTTACCAGATAGCTTGTCTAAAGAAAATCTAGATAAGCTTGATAAAGAAATAGCCGAATCAAGTAAGCCTGTTATAAAAAACCAAAAATCATTAGAGGCTCTTCTTTTTTTGGGTAGATCAGAAAAAAATATAAATATATCTGGATTTAATTTTAAACTTCAGACAATTACAAATAGAGAGCAAAAAGATATAATTTCTCATCTTACAAAAGCGCCTGATGAAGAAAAAATGTTTGTTCTTAGAACTTTAACTTTGTCATTATCAGTTAGAGAAATAAACGATACACCTATCGATGAATTCATAGGCTCAGATTCTATAGAGGGCAGGATTGAATTTTTTAATCAACTAAGCTCAAATTTAGTTGATCAGTTATTTAAATTCTATACCCAGCTATTAGAAGAATCTGAAAAATCACTAAAGGCTGAAGAAATAAAAAACTAACAAAGCTCCCGCTGCACAGGATAAGGTGGGAGCTTTGTAAGATATGGAAGTGTAATGTTGATGACCCTATATTTGAAAAAATAAATAGGGCTCAATGGATTTGGCTATCTGAAAATATAATACAAGATATTGAAGAATCTAGAAAAGAAAAATTATATCTATCAGAATATATTGCTTCATTCTGGAATTCTGAAGCAGTTAGAAAAATACAAGATAGAAGAAGGATGAGCGAAGAATCTAGCTCCGTTAGCGAAGAAGACTTTATAGACCTTAATAAGAAATTAAGCGATGAAAACAAATCTCTTATTGATGCAATAAAATCAATAAGAAAAAATGATTCAGACAAAAACAACAATAACGAAGGCTCTATTAATTTAAATAAACTTATTAAGGATGTGTTTTAATAATGGCTAATGGTGAACAAGATTTTAGCGAAAAAGTTGTTCGCGCTATTGATGGCGTTACCAAAGTTGATAACGCCTTAAAATCTATGTATACTCAGTCTGAAGCGTTTTTTACAAACATAGGTGCAATTAATAGCTCGCTTGCCGATATTGCTTCAGCTATACCGGGTCTTGAAGGTGTTTCCAGTATTATGCAAGAAACGGGCAAGGTTGTAATGAGTGCTGCTCGCGCTATAGATGGATTTGGTGAAGCACAAAGAAGAATGACTAAGGAAAGCTTAGAGGTATCATCTTCGATGGGAGAGGGCATTGATAAGGCTGAAGAATTTAACAATAGAATGATTGATATTTCAAAGACAAATTCTGAGCTATCCGCCGGAGGCTTCTTTATAAATAAAAGAGAGACATCCGAAGTATTTGACGCTTTAAAATATCAAATGAAAGATTCTAGAAATGATATTTTAGAATACTCTGGCGCAATAAATGGTGTTGCTGTTTCTGGCGAGCATATGATTGCTGCATTAAAAGATGTATCTGGCATTGATAATAGTTATTATTATACACTTAATGAGCTTATATCGAAGAATGGTTTAACTTTCGAGCAAGCAATAGGCACTATTGCTTCATACAAGGATGTTGCTAGCAAGACAGGATTATCAGTAGATACAGTATCTCAAGCATTAAGCGGATCAGTCTCAGGGTTTTCAAAACTAGGCGTTACGGTTGATTTCGCAAGACCGGCATTAGAAGGTTTTGCTCAATCAATGAAAAAGATGGGTCTTGGTATAGCAGAGTCAACAGATTTAGCAAGAGCATTATCAGGAAGCCTCTTAAATGTTGCTAATGATTACGGAAAAGCTTATGTTATGTTTCAGAAAGGAAATCTTGATTTTGGTGGAGGTGGAGGTGTTCTAGGTGCATCGATAGGATATAGGGCAAAAATGCTTGATGCTACGCCAGAAGAGCAAGAACAAGTTGGTCTTCAGATGATAAATGCCATGAAAGATACTTTAACAAAATTTACTGGAAATAGCGGAATAGTTAGCGTAAAAGATGCTGCACAAAGTCCAGAGTTACAGACAAAATATTTTGCCCAAGAACAGATGCTTGCCAGTATGTTTGGTATGAGTGACCAAGGACAAAGGGATAGGACTCTGGAGTTGTTAAAAGATCTTGAGCAAGCAACAACTTCTGGAGATATGGATAGAGCCGATGCAGTGTCAAAGCAGCTCGATGAAGCAATGAAAGGAAGGGAGCAAACTAAGTCGATGGAACAAAGGCTCGGTGCTGCTGCAGAGGGATCTTACGCCGAACACATAAAACAAACTGCGTTTTTGCAAAAAACTTTTGAAATACAAGTTTTATCTAACGAAAATCTCCTGAAAACAATGAACGGTGGCGAGGTGGAGAAAGGAGATGATATCTATGATGTTTTGGGGCGATTGAACGAAAAAATTGCTGCCGGTGTAGAGGAATCGTTAGGCTATATAACCGGTGGGCTCGAATCTTTGAATGACAACGAAAGAATGAAGATTATTAGAGATCTTCCTAGTCTTTCAGACTATGCCAAACCAAATAGTGCAGATTCGGAAGGTTCATCTTCTGATGGTGGAGGAGGCGGTGGTGGACAAAGAGGTGGTGTTTATAATTTTAATATGAATGTTAATATGGATAAAGACTCATATTTAGTTGTTGATCCTAGCACTCAAAAAAATGTTGTAATAACTAGAGAAAACCCTGCGTATGACGCTATAAAAGCTGGGTTTAATAGTAGTAGCAGAGTTAATAAACCATAAAAATGTATTAATATTTTTTGTTAGATCATAATGACCAGATTTTTTAAAAGAGAAACTATAAAATTTTATTTACCAATAGATTATAAGTCTGTTGTAAATAACACTACGCTCGGAAGATCCATAGTACCGCTTTACATAAACCCTGAGTCAATAAGCGTTTCTGATGGAAAACTTATAAATGAAACTCCTACTCTTGGCGGATATATTGTTCAGTATTGGGGAGAAAAACTAACAGAGTTTAACGTACAAGGAAATACTGGAAGCGGCGGAATAGAAGCTATAAATATATTAAAAGATGTTTATAGGAATGAACAGATACAATTTCAAAAAGTCCTCCTGAAAAGACAACAGGCGCTAGCAAAAGATAGTCAGACAGCATTAGAAGATCTTATGTCAACCGCAACAACAAAAGGCGGACTTGTTGCTGTTGCAGATGTTTTTTTTGATGGAGTTGTATCCGATACGATAGACTCAGTTAAAGAAACAATTGAATTTTTAAAAGATCCCACAGAGAGCCTTATCTCAACAAATGATCCGGAAAAAATATTAGCCCCAACACTTGCTTCTTTTGCCGTATCTGTTGATATGCACTTCCAGGGAGAAATACACAGAGGATTTTTTAGATCTTTTAGTACAACTGAATCTACATCAAATTACGGAACTTTTAATTATAACTTTGCATTCGTTTCACTTAGAAAACTTGGAGAAAGAAAAAACTTTATGCCGTGGCATAAAAGCCCTGAGGTATTTGGAGTTCCGCTTCAATCTACATCAATTTATTCCGAAAATACAGCAAGACTTTCTTTTCCATATCAGGCTCCAAAACAACAAGATATATTTAGAACATCAACAACAATAGATGAGAAT